TACAACTTTTCAATAATGCCTAGAATGAATCTTGAAACCAAACTAGTTTTTGCACTAGAACACATAGCACATCTTGAAGATCTTGTGGAAGGTAATGAATATGAACATCACCTTAGACGACATATATGCTCACTTAAATTTGAATTTGAAAGGCAATTGACCTTAGAAAAAGAGAGAAAGATAAGATAGTTTAATGACAGTTATAAGACCTCTTTAATTCTGTTCGGGTCTCCGAATGTAAAGATACTTTACAAAAATTAATCTTTCCTATATAATTACGTAATGTTTCTTAACATATGAATGACAAGTTCAACAACTAGTATGAAACGGTACACGACCACTGAGGAAGGAGGCAGACAGAATATGTTTGCTGCTGAACCACAGGTTGAGGTACTAGACGTTAACTACTGGGAGAATGCAGAACAAACTAATGGTCGCCTAGCGATGGTCGGTTTCTTTGCATTAGTTCATAACTATATCCTTACTGGATATGTTATACCAGGTATCTTTTAGATATCAAGGTCTCTTACACCCCTGCAAAAGCAGGAACTTTCTAACCCTTAAACAAATCAAACGAAAGGAGAAAAAACAATGAACGAACAAGCAGAATTAGCCAACGGACGTTGGGCAATGATCGGAATCATGGCAGCACTTGGTAGCTATGCATTCACAGGTCAAATCATACCAGGAGTATTCTAATGGAAAATACTTCTAACTTCGACATATGGCAAAGAGCCAATGGTCGTGCAGCAATGATGATCTTCTGGGCAATCATTGGTGCTTATGCATACTTTAAGTACTTTGCATAATGGCGACCTTATCCATTAAGAGAAGGAATATAAATCCTCAACTTTTATGGACAGTAAGATCTGTCTATCTTGCATGGTTTGTGCAGGTATTGGCTGTGGAGTTCCGCAATCAGTACCTTCATAACCCTGTGGTACATATTTTCTTTCAGTCTAGGGGTTTATTCCTATTCTGAAAACTTAACAAAACTAAATACTTACTCGTAGATATTTTAATCT